ATTATTGATACCTAGAACTTCTGGTCCTGGTCCATCGCCCATTGCAATACCCGCAGTAACAGGTTCGTCTGGACGCTCAGATGGAGCAAATAATGGAGTCACTGCTCTTGTTTGACTTGGAGCCATACCCATCTCGCTACGAGATGTTGGACGTACATCTGGGGTTTTTGCTAGTGGAGCTCCTGCTTTATTAGCAGTGTTCTCAACACCTGAGCCATACTCTGTTGATTCAAAAGATAAACCATCTGTTCTCTTGGAGAATTTACCAGGTCCTGATACACCTGCCATAGGCCCTCTAGCCATTTGGATCCTCCATCTTCTCTAAATCTGATGTGAACTGTTCCCATACTCTGGAAACCTTTGTTGTTCTATTTGCGTTATACACTGCTAAATCTAAAAGTTCTGATGCAAGCATCTCTACAGCTCGGACTATATTCACAAAGAAACCTGATACGACTACAAAAAAATCTGCAAGAGTGACAGAGCGTGGTACATAATCTTTGTTATCTTCCACGCTCTATCCTCTCAACGAGTAACACTAAGCCTTCTTGCCTTTACGAGCTTTGCCAGCATATCCAAACTTAACCATTCCGCCTGCTGGCTTCTTCATATCTTTCTTGCCTTCAGTTGGCTTAGCCATTGATGCTTTTGCACGACCACCTTTTTTCATATCACACCTCCCTTACCCTGCAATAGATGCGAGTAATGACGCTATATCTGGACGAGAGCCAGCAGCAGGGGCCGCACCCATTTGTTCTGGAGTTGGCTGCGAGGCAGGAACGGGGGCCATACCTGCTGCTGGAACTTCTGCGCCCATTGGCACTTCTGGTTGTGGTTCTGGGGCGAATACTTCTTCAACTATCGTCTCAAGTTGTTTACCTTTTTGGCGACCCTTGATAACCTCGGCGATTCTAGAAACAATCTGAGAAGGATCTTGACCTTGGGCTGCAAGTGCTGGAATGGTCTGAGCATACTGAGCAACAGCAACGCGCAAAGAATCGCGCATCTCTTCAATATCCACACGCTGCTCTTCTTGAGTGACATTTAACTCCATAGGGATTTCTCTACGTACATAATCTCTTGATACGAGTTTGTCGCTTCGCATCTGTAGTAAGGCAATAATGGCATTGTTTGGATTCATACCAGACATAATGCCGTAACGAACATCTACACCATATTCGCCAGCAATCTGACGAGATGGCACATACTTCATATTAAACGGAGTACCGTCATCTACACCTTTGATTTCCTTGGTCATAGAACCAAAGATTTTCTCATCTACCTCAAAGCAGAGAGATACCAATTCGGTGAATAGTCTTGCAAACTGTGCTTGTGCTGCACGAACCTGAGTATCAAAGCCAGCTTGTAGCGCTTGAACTCCGCGACCTGTAATGATTGAAGCATCAACGTTACCGCTACGAACTTCTGGATAACGAGAACCTAGACGTAGTTCTCGCTCTAGAACACTGGACTCTGTAAAGACTCCTGGCGGAAGTTCTAGTGGCACACGGCGAATACCTTGCGGATTAGCAGAACGCATAATAGCGTCAGGACCAAGTGCAAGTTCCTGCACATCTTGCGGAATAGCAATAGGTGCTTGGATAGATTTCTCTGCTGCCTGAATCTGCAATACTGCAAAGCGAGCTCTAGCGAGTTGTACTGCTAGAACATCATCAAACTGACCGCGTGCTTCTCCGTCTAGAGATGAACGCATTGCAACGCGTGCTAAGCATTTACCAATGGTATTAGGTAAGTTAGATAAAATTAAGTTGTTACGATCTGGGACATAGATTAAATCTTGGTCCTTATCGTGGTAGCGAATCATTGTGATGTAAGGAGAGCTACTGATATAACTCTTATTGGTAATAATTTGATTATAGAACTCTGGATATTGCATTGCTAGAGATTCTGCATCAGTATTTACTACTTGAGTAATTGAGATACAGCGACCAAAGCGGTCCATCTCTGGATATACTCCAAAAGGATTTAGCAAGCGGATGCGTGGATTATTAGTCTCGTAATCCATCTCTACCATTGCTGGTAGCATTCCATAGGTATTAAACCAGTCAGCACCTTGATACATCTGAATTTGGAGTTCAGACATAGATACAAAGTAGTTGGCAATACGAGTTCTAGTATCAGCAGCCTTGCGAGCGCTATCTGAAACCATATTGGTAGCAGCGCAGTTAAAGGATGGTAGTGGTGCCATAACCTCTGCGAGGTCACGAGCAGCTACATCTACAAAGTTAGCAACCAGAGGCTTTGGGTATTCCTCGGAGAACATAGCAGGATAGACCTTACTGATGTCTCCTTGGCGCACAGATAGCACATCGCGCATACGTTGATCACGCGCTGAGTACTTAGTCTGTAGCCGTGCTACCTTAGCAATAACCTCTTTGGTTGTAAGCATTTATCCTTACTTCTTTTTTGTTTTTAATTTAATAATAGGCTTACCCTTGCTTGGGCCAGTCTTAATATCGCTGTCGCCTGGGTATCTTTTATTCTTAGAAGGAACTTTCTTCTTCTTAGATAAGTAATCGTCAAGTGTTGGTTTCTTGTTTGGCATTATTTCTTCTTCATCTTTCTAAGAGCAGCAAGGTCCATCTTATCAATCTTCTTTGGGTTACCACCCTTAGCAGCTATCTTCTTCTGCTTAGCTGTCATAGCTTTCTTACCTGTATGTTTTGGCATTACTTCTTCTTTGCCTTCTTAGTAATCATCTTCTTGCCTTTTTTCTTTGCTTCGGCCTTAGCCATAGCCATACCTTTAGCTGTGTATGGGAATTCTTTTTTTCCTACTTTTGGCATAATTTCTCCTCTAGATGAATTGACGTTGTTGTTCCGCTAGTAGTTCGTCTATGTTTACTACCATACGCTTGCCTCGTTCATAGCGAGACAAAAATGGATTCTTCAGATGGTGTGTAGTATGTATTCCGTTATTAAGCCATTCTCTGGCTTTAATCTCACAGAACCATAACGCCATCACCATATCGGTCTTACCCTTAGTAGTAGGTGACCAGGTAATAAGTTGCTCTATTAGAGCCTTTACATTCTCGGTCTGATCTGATGGGAGATGAATAATGTTATCTCTGTGGTGCTTACCATCTTGCTGCTTAGTTCCAAATAGGGTAGACATAGAAGCTACACCAAAGCCTGCATCCCATTTGTTATTACCAGTATGATGTTCTCGTAGTACTGTTCCCTTAGATGCAAGGAACTGACGGATACCTTCATCCTGAGTTAGGAAAGACTGGAAAGCGTTACGCTCTACCACCCATTCAGCGGGAGCATAGACGTTGGTCCAATCAATAATTAACTGTCTAATCTGAGCAGGTGTTGGTCTAGTAATCTTTATAGCATCTACGATGTAGCGCTTATGAGTAACACGATCTACGCCGTAGCAGATAGCGGCGGTATCGCCAACCATTGCAGGGTCTAGTCCACATACAAAAGAAAAACCAGTTAAATCTTTAGGATGACCAGGAAAGCCCATTTGCAGTCGGCCTGACTTACGCATTCCATCAATAGAGCCCTTTACACAAACAGGGTCAAAGGTGGCATCATCTGAAACATCTTGCTGCTGATAAACTAAAGCCCAAGTCTGTGCATCCATAGCTTGACGTTCTGCATAGAGATGCTTACCGTTCCATCTAGGATAGAGGCCTTCATCTGTCTTATCAGAGTCTTTCTGCCCATCAAAGGGTTGGTCTGAGTTAGGCCAGAGCGTTACCCACTTGGTGGGGTCCTCATTGGTTTCAAGTAAAGCTGGCATAGCCAGATATGTCCAAGGGACCAGACCACCAGGGTATCTATCAGGAGAGCGTAGTTCTTTGTATAAGTCTACAGAGGCAACGCGGGTTCCGATAACAATTAACTTACCAGTAGGGTTAAGACGGGATCTAACATCTTGGGTAAGCCATCTAATCTGCTTTTCAAATTCATTTGCATTCTTCAAGGTAACAGCGTCATCAACAATAATCATATCGGCACGCTTACCGTAAATCTGACCGCCAATACCTACAGCTTCTAGGTTTGGGTCCTTCTCAGATGATTCCCTGAGTTCATCACCGAAGGTGACTCTAGTTGTAGTCCAGGTAGCAGACTTAGAGTTAAAGCCGACTCCAGCGGCATAAGCCTGCTGTAGGGTCTCATACATCGGATGGGTAAGTCTTTGCTTGATGGCATATAGGAAGTCTGCTGCAAGCTGCTGAGTCTGGGATACTATCAAGACTCTAAAGTTAGGATTCTGGACTATCTTCCAAGTTACATAATCTACGGTAATCGTAATTGACTTGGCGTGGTTTGGCGGGATGTTGATAAGGATACGGTTATCTGCAATACCCTTTTCAAACTTCATAGCGGGATGGTTCCAGGAAGGGTCTCTTC